GGCGCGCCAGGTATTGCGGAACAGGGTACGCAACCGCCACCAGCCCTGCGCCTTTGCGTTCGCGAAGAAGTCTTTATTTAGCCGGCCCTGCTGGCCATATTCACCCGGCACCGCTTCATCTTCGGGATTGGCAGGTGATCCGCTGCCACGATATGGCGTGGCGGTAATCTGGCGCTCCCGCCGCTCTTTGCGCTGCTCGTTGATGACGCGGGCATCGCCGCGCGCACCCGCCCCGAGTCCGTCAGAGTCAAACCGGTACATTTCAAGACGGCGCTGATCGCAAATGCTGAAAGCCCTCTGGACGGTGCCAAAGATGTCGTCGCCTTTACCTGACCACTCTTCGATATCTTCCAGCAGAAAGCCGTGACGCGAAGTAAAGGCGTTGGTGTCTTTACCTTCGTCAGCGACATCAAGTGCGCCCATGCGCTGGCCAGTGGGCTGGATGCCAAGCTTGATATGAGCATCGACAGCCGCCTGCACCCAGGCGGAGGGGATCAGCACACCTTCCACAGATGCGCTGTAGTTAATGTCGATTTCCTGCGCCACGGTCACAGCGTTGAGTTCTTCGCACTGCTTTTTATACCAGGCATCATCTTTGCGCGGATCATCACGCCAGTGGAAAGTAAACACGTCCACTTTGCCGCTGTGGCGGCGCTCAGCAAACGAGTTCGCCATGCCGTTTGGCGTTGAAATGTCCTGACGGCAGTTTGTCGTCGCCGATAATGATGCGTCCACCAGATACGGGCGCTCAAGAAACGCGGACTCATCGACGATATAGAACGATGTACGGTCACCGCGCCCGATGCCGTCACCGGCTTCACCCGTCATCGCTGAATCATTCTCAGGGAACAGGATCCGCATGTGCGGCGCGTGGGCTTTGGGATTCCAGCCGCCCCTAAACTCAACGGGCAGCAGGCCAATGAAGTTACGCGCCTTGTCAAACAGCGACTTAGGCGAACCGATTTTGTCTACGTATTCCTCTTTGCGCGAACCAAACCCGGCAATAATGCCGCGATTGAACAGGCACAGAGATGCCGCCATGCCTACGGTCAGCCAGGACATGCCCATATCACGCGTTTTTTCGGTGATACCGGGCTTTGAGGTTCGCCAGTGCTCGACGAACCACTGTATCCATTCTTCCTGTTTGGGAAACAGCAGAAACGGAATACGCGCTGGCAGGCCGCGTTCAACGTTGCGCGGATCCACCGTCATGCCCCAGTCGATGATGAACTGGGCCGGATTATCGCGATAGAACGCTTTCATCGCGGGCAGCATGCCGGGGTTTTGCCTGATGCGCTGCAACCTCTCCATGCGCCATTCAAACACCTGCGTGTAATCCGGATTACGGAAATCGAAGAGAAAAGGGATTGGCATTGTTCAATTCTCTTGAACTAAATTAGGACATAATTCATATTCGACTTGCCTATTAATCTCTGGAGAAAATATTCATGGCAAATCAATTTCAACCCGGAATGGTTGTGCAATTAAAATCTGGTGGACCTCTCATGACAATTAGCAATTACAGCCAGTCCCAGCAGCAATTCGTGTGCCAATGGTTTTTGGAAGGGGAAGTCAAAAGCGCTTTTTTCAACCCCACCTCTATCAAAGAAGTTAGCGAAAACAACTGAAGCTAAAATTAGGGGCTTTTGCCCCTATTTAACATAAGAGACATTACCCGCCCTGGCGAAACAGCACTCATGCGCAGTTAGCTGCCAAAGGCGTATTTACTGATAATTTCGTTGCGGAAAAGCTGAAATAGGACTGCATAAACGGTGCATAAAAGCGGACCGAAAATGCATAGACATAAAATGTAACGAAACCGCTATTTCCGGCATTTATCCCATCATTTTGCGATAAAGCTCTGCGGCCTCGTCAGGCGTTAAATTAACCTGCTCAGTCTGTATTGGTCCACCTTCTGGTCCGCTGATTTCGGTCTTCGATTTCAACATTCCCAGGTGTTGCGCCACCATTTTCAACGCTTCGTCCTGATTGCGCGTGATTATCTCAAGGCCGAATTTGCCTTCTTTGATGCCTGCAAACAAACGCCGCGCCGCGCCGGTAGCATCGCGCGTATCATGAAAGACCGGACGACTAAGGCCTAGGCCATTGCAACGCGGACAGTCAGGGTTCGGATCAACCATGGCATCGTAGCCGAAACCACCTGAATCATTCGGCTCACGCTGCTTGCGCTCGACCGCCTCCAGTCGCTTTTCTTCGAACTCGACCATATCGCGCCACTGATAGTTATGACCAAAGCCCCAGCAGTAACGGCAGCAATAGCGGTGCAGTTCGGTAAGCTGTGTTGCATCGGCGGTCGCGATGTCCCACCACCATTTCAGAACTGAGTCCTGAGAAATCTGCGTGCGCTTTGCGCGGGCGTCCATTGCATCCCGCACAGCCTGTCCGACCTTAGCATTTCTTAGCATGCGCGATGCATTTACGTAGGCAGTATTGCCCTCGCCTTTGTACCCAGAACGCTTGTAGGCAGCGGTGCGGTTGAGGTCGATCAGATATTCCTCTACGAACCTGATTTGCTGCTCTGTCAGGCCATAACTGCGCACATCAAATTCCTGCGCAGTGTCCTGCACATCATTGATGTCTGGCTGTTGCGCAGTTTCACTTTTGCGCACACTGGCGCTACTTTTCTGCGCAGAATTTTGCGCAGCCGGCTTTTTGATATAACGCCGCGCAGATGAATAATTCAGTCCCTGCGCTTCGCACCAGTCTTTCGGTGATATACCGCTTTTGGCGTGCTCGGACAGGAACCGTCTCTGAAGGTCTCCCCAGTCCGGCTTTGCCATGTCAACTCCTGACGAAAGTCACTTTGGTAGTAATAAGGCGGCGAATCAGCCTGGCAGCTTCGCGCGCAAACAGACCATCGTTCTGGACTGGCAGGCATACGGGCATAATTTTTTCAATCTAAACCATTACTTACCCACCAGTTATTTCCGTAAAGAAATTAGCCTTAAGTTTGATTAAAGATAATTCCTGCACCTGATACCAGGAATAAAAAAGCACCCTATATAATCCAATGAAGATATAGAGTGCTTACTTTCAAAATTATTCTATTTGAAAGTTAATTCTGCCATTTTTCAATTATGACGTTCACAGAGCCAGAATCATCCGCACGTTGCCAGTCTTCTAAGAACAAGTCAAACCCGCCTCCTTGTGGAAAGGCATGCATTTGAGATGAAGCCTGAAGTCCGTCATTATTCAAACCATAATAACTCACTGCAGCGGTTTTATCTGTAGTGGTCGTACGATCATAGGTCATTAGTGCAGCGGATTTAGATTTCGTATTTCCCGCTTGGCCAGTGGCAAAGTCAACTCCAGCTGAAGCCGGATCAATACGGAAGCGATAAACGCCTGAAGCCACACTGGTTTCACTGTAAACACTACCTCCTGGAACTGTATTATTATAACCATCCAATACAACAGTTTTATATGGCTGCCAGTCAGCCATAGCTGAAAAAGATGCGATTACAGAAACAGCTAGGATTGAGGCTTTAACAATTTTCATCATGATTTATTTTCCTTAAGAGAGTTAACCAGCACCTTATTTATATCTTTATCCATCCTAGCTGTTAAGTTTATGAATTTTACTGGTTGATGGCACAACAAAGTCACCTTAGAAAAGAATTTTTAAACTTGAATATTAAAACTTCAACCACGTTCTTAGCCGAGTGATATCATCATCAGGCGCACTCGTAAATGCGCCTTGTGATGCTTACGCCAGCTTTTTAGCCAGTGAAGCCACATCGTCGAATACAGTATCAACGTCATGGCCTGCCACTTTCAGCAGTTCTTTCACCTTTGCCAGTACGGCATCAGTTTTATCGGTTGCTGTTGTGACCGGCTGTGCCGTGGTCACGGTAGTACCTTCATACAGTGGTTCGGACATCTTTACTTCCTCTTTTATGGGTAAAGCCCGGTCATTATTCCAGGCGTCGGTTAAATCTTTTTTGGCGTTTCACTCTGCGCCTCCTGCGGCTGAGCGATGGCCT